GATGATTACTGCTGGCATTCGTCACGTTGGTTTAATGGCAATGACTATAAGCCATGCCTGCATCATTTTCGGCATTGGGTGAATGCCAGCATTGAGTATAAAGAAGATTACGAAAACAATATATGAACACTGCCACCATCATTGCCACCACTAACGCACCAGGCATGACGTTTGAACAATTCATTGTGTATTGTGCCAGGGTTAGCAATCCTGCCAATCAGGCGAACCACGACACAGCACCACGGCTGATGCGTTACCTGATGAAACACAGGCACTGGTCACCATTCGAGATGGCAAGTATTACCATGGAGATTACCACCACGCGCGATATTGCACGCCAGATATTACGCCACAGAAGTTTTAGCTTCCAAGAGTTTAGCCAACGCTATGCAGATCCTACGCAGGCACTTGGATTCACCAACCGTGCAGCACGATTGCAGGACACAAAGAACAGGCAAAACAGTGTGGCCACAGATGATAAATACATCAATGTAGAGTGGACCATGATGCAGGCCCAAATGGCTAGCATGGCGCAAGCGATGTACGAGAAGGCAATTAGCCTAGGCATTGCCAAAGAGCAGGCACGTGCACTACTGCCAGAAGGTTTGACCGTGTCACGATTGTACATGGCTGGCACCGTCAGATCATGGCTGCACTACTGTGATGTACGCACCAAACCTGATACCCAAACTGAACACAGGCAGGTAGCAGAATCATGCTGGCAACAATTAATTACTGTACTGCCATCACTTGAAATGTAATACCAATCCACGAATAACAGCCATGTATACTATATGTATACATGGCTGTTTTTATTCGGAGTAAATGCCAATGAGTACTGCAATCAGACTGCCAGTCAATGCGCCAAGCTACAGTGCAGGTGGTGCAAACTTCTACATTGATCGTACAGGGGCAATTTACCAAACATGGGTTGGCAGAACCACTGCTGGTGGTGATTGGGGGTCACATGTATACCGCACTGCACCAGGCAGCACACCACAATTGATTTGGTTTGAGCCAGGCTGCAATGGCTATTTGGAAGTAATCAATTATCAGTTATGGTTGGGATATTGTGACGCGCGCGGCCTGCAATGGCGTTTACTCATTGATGGCTATATTGACCCAAGCGACAAACCATCATCTACCATCATCGATGTAAACGAAGCACAGGTTCAGGGCCTAAAAAGTGCCACCGCCACTGCACAGCAAACAGCAGACCGCGCCAGCAGTACTGCCAGTGCAGCTAACGCCACAGCCAATGCCACCAACGTAAGCATGCAGCAATTAAAAGCACGCGTCACCACACTTGAACAGCAGGTGGCAGCACTACAAACACAGGTAAACAATTTGCTTACGCCAAACCAAGTGGCTGATCTGGTGTGGTCCAAAGTATGGGATATAAACTATCAGATTCGTATGGGATTCCTGGCAGGCAAATCACCTATTGAACAAGTACAAGATTATTTGAATGATTTGGCCGTGTACATCAAGAAAGTAATGAAATCATGACCACACCAGATGCACTATTTCGCCACGATTTCAGGCAGTGGAAATCAGCTGAAGATTTTCGCACACATGTATGGTCATATGACAGCAACATTGCCAATTGGGCCAAAACAATTATCATGCACCATACCTATTCGCCACAGGAATACCAGTGGCGTGGTTTGGCCACAATGCAAGGCATGATGCGTTACTATTGTGGCCTTGGCTGGACCAGTGGTCCACACTTGTTTATTGCACCAGATGGCATCTGGCAAATGACGGCCATCAACGAGCCAGGCACACACGCGGCCATGTGGAATAATAAATCATGGGGAATAGAAATGGTTGGCTATTTCGATCATCACACGTGGTCAGAGAAACAACGCACTACCATGTACCATGTGGCAGAAACGTTACTAAGATGGCGTGGCCTGCAGCCATCAAAGAATACTGTATTAGGCCACAGAGAAACAGGCAGCAAGAAAACATGCCCTGGTACTATGATAGATATGAATGTAGTGCGTGCTGATTTGCGTGCACGATTTGTACAGGATACGAATGCATGAGCACTGTAGAATCACAGCTGGCAGAAATTAACACACACCTTACCTACATTGCCAAACGACTCGATGAAGGCAATGCAAAGTTTCAGTCACTCGAAACACGCATTACCCAATTAGAACAAGAACAGACCAAATGGAAGGGAGTTATGATGGCGATCAGTGCACTGTATGCAGTGCTGGTATTTGCATTGAATTATATGAAGTAGGAGTAACACACATGAAACCATGGTATGAATCGAAAACGATTTGGGTAAATGCACTGCTGCTGATTGGTAGCGTGTGCCTAGCACTACTCAATGAACCCGCAATGCATGAATATGCACCTATCATCATTATTATTAATACTACTATTAATGTAATATTACGCATTATGACAACTAAAGAAGTGAGTATGTAAAGGTAGGTATGATTTATGGCATCTGACACACTTAAAAAAGATGGCGTAAATCGAGATGCTGCATGGCGTGATTTGTACTGCAAGCATTTGTCAATTGAAGGCAACATAGCAGCAGCAGCAAAGAAGGCTGGCATATCGCGACAAACGGTATACCACCATATGAATGCAGATCAGGATTTTAATACGCAATGTGATAATGCAGTAGCGTTATTCAATGCCAGCATTGAACGTGAAATAAGGAAGCGTGCATTTGCTGGCAGTGATATGTTGTTAATGGCCATGGCGAATCGACACATGCCAGCTGAATACAGGCAGCGTCAAGAGATACAGCAAACTATCACACATGATTATGTAGTAGAGATTGGCACGCCACGTGTACCAGCAATCACCAACAACGCAGATACAATACAGGACGTTACGCCACAGCGAATGTACGAAACCACAGGAGATGTTTTGGAATAGCACAGCACGGTTTCGGGCCTTCATTGGCGGCCGTGGCAGTGGCAAGACTAGAGCTGGTGTTATCGAAGTATTGCGAATGCCACCAAATAGCACTGGCATGATCGTGGCACCAACATACCCAATGCTACGTGATGGACCACGCAAGATGCTATTAGATATTGCACGGCCTGCTGGCATACTTAAAACGCACAACATATCTACAGGCACTATTGTGCTGCATGGCAACAGAACAATATTGCTAAGGAGTGCAGATAATCCTGATCGCTTACGTGGTGCAAACCTTGGCTGGATATGGTTTGATGAAGCGGCCATGATGCACATCGATGCGTGGCAGATTGCTATTGCCACATTGCGAGAAATGCCAGGCAAGGCATGGATCACCACCACGCCACGCGGCCGTAATTGGATTTACGATTTATGGCATGGCAGCAGTAATCCTGATTATGCAGTGATTCACAGCAAGACGACAGACAATGTATTTTTGCCTGATTCATTTATCCACACGTTACGCACAAGTTATACGAGTGAACAGTTTGAACAGGAAGCTAATGGCCAGTTTGTTGATTTGTCTGGTGCACTGTTTAAGCGTCAGTGGTTTAGCATTGTTGACGCACCACCACCAAACCTGCAGTGGTATCGTTATTGGGATTTGGCCACCAGTGTGCGTGACAGTGCAGACTATACCGCGAGTGTGCGTGTAGCTATGGCAGATGATGGCATCATGTACATTGCAGATGGCATACGCATCAAGGCTGAATGGCCAGATGTACGCAAGATTATGATAGATATAATGCGATCAGAAGCAGACGATACCACGCAAGGTGTCGAGGAAGCACTGCATGGTTTAGCAGGCCTGCAGGAATTGCGACGCATGCAAGAGCTGGCACACGTTACGTTGGTTGGCTATCACGTAAGCAAAGATAAGATGCATCGCGCCATGCCTTGGGCCGCGCGTGCTGAACAGAATATGATTCGCGTGGTGCGTGGCGAATGGTGCCAGCAATTTATTGATGAGTCAGTCGCATTCCCGTATGGCAGCCATGATGATATGGTCGATGCAGTGAGTGGTGCGAATTCCATGCTAGGTGATGGAAGCGTAATGTATGATTTTATGTAATTGGCAGTAAAGGTAATGCACAATGACTTATAAAGCAATCGAGGCCATACCAGGTTGGTACAACGTTGCCAAGAAGGCTGGCGAATTATACGGTACCATTGATGCATACGAAAAAGTGCCAATGCTATACCGTGCAATTAACTTGCGATCAGACGCGCTAGGCACGGTGCCATTTGTATTAGAGCGCAATGGCGTGCCAGTGGATTATCCATTTACCACGCCAATGGATATGCTGATACAAGAAACTGAACGTGCACTGCTGCTTACTGGCAATGCCTATTGGTTGCGTTTATATCGCGGCCGTGTATTGTACGGGTTTCAATTCCTGAACCCTAAAAGCGTTACTGTTGAATACAAACCTGAATACCAATCATCAGACAATGTATTATCTGGTATGCGATTTAGCCAAAACATCAATGGCAAGATATACGGGCCTTGGACCATTGACCAAATTGTGTACTGGCGCGAACCATCTATTAGAGATGATGTGTATGGTGGCGTGGCACCAGCAAATGTAGCACTGCAATCTGCACAGCTGGCGTATTACCTGGAACGGTTTACCAGTGCATTTTTTGAACATGGTGCACAGCCTGCAGTAATCATGAGCTTGGATAAATCGATTACGCCACCAGAATATGAACGGTTAAAATCTGATTGGCGATCACGCGTAGAAGGTGTATCGAACGCGTTTAAAACCTTCTTTTTTCGTGGTGAAGTTAAAACCCAAATTCTTACCTTCCCGTTAAAAGATATGGAACTTGTACCACTGCAAGAACGCGTCACTACCAACATTACTACCACGTTTGGTGTACCACGCACCATGCTAGAAGCAAGTGCAGCAAACTATGCCACGGCTGATAGTGATCGCCAATCATTTTGGCGTGAAACCATTGTGCCACGTCTATCATTCTATCAACGTGTACTAAATCAGCAGGTATTTGCACCACTGAAATACACGATGCATTTCACACCAGAAGTATTAGACGTGTTTCAGACTGATGAAGCGCAAAGAGCAGGCAGCCTACTGCAATTGGTACAGGCTGGCGTGCCACTGGCCAGTGCAATGAAAATTCTAGGATATGACAACATCGATGAAGCAGTAGGCATGCCAGCAACAATCACTGGCCCTGATGTAACAGGAGTGAATGTTGATACAGGTACAGAAGTTATTGATGCATCATTGAATGAAATCAAAACAGTGCAGGCCAGCAGGCTGGCAGATTTGGAAGCATACGAACGCAAGGCACTGAAACGCTACAAGACCAAAGGCACTGCTGCAGTAACGTTTGAATCAGATACACTGCCACGCTACATGACTGATTACATTTATGCAGAACTAAAAGGCGTAAAAAAAAAGAGTGATATAGGCCACGTATTTCACTTTATAAAGGCACTCACATTGGCTGATCTCACACCAGCTGAACGCAAGGTGTACGACGCTATAGCCAAGAAACTAGCCACGCGGAGTGATAAGAATGCAGAAGCAATTGCACGTGGCGATTACACGGCCATTGACACTGATTTGCGTGGCGTGCTTACAGACAATGTAGCACAGCTGGTACTAGATGCTGGCGCACAACGCATACGCACCATACCTGGCATGGCTGATGTAGTAGGAGATGAGATTATTAAACAAGGTATTGCCAATCAGGCAAATACCTACATCGATCAGTACTGGCAGCCATTCCTGCAAGATTTATCAGACACAGAACGCGATTACATCAGCAAAGTAATCACCAACGCACAAACCACGGTTGGCATTACGGTTGGTGATATTCGCAATCAGCTGGCAATGTTTGGCGATTTGCGTGCACAACGCATTGCATTCACTGAACCCACACGAGCTGCAGCACAGCAAACGTTTGCCATTCAGAATCAGGCACTGCAGGCAGGCATCAACACTACTATGATTTGGATTGCAGAAAATGACACAACCATCTGTGATGATTGCAAAGATTATGATGGATTACTGCAGGCACAATGGCCAGTAGAAGTGACTGCAGGACCACCAGCACACGTGAATTGTAGGTGTGCTATTGGGTTAGTGTTGGTGGAATCACCAATCATAGGACCAGGTGAATAGATGGCATTTAGCATTGAAGTGCAGAACGCCACACTGCATCTAATCGAAAAGGTCAGGCAATTACAGCAAGATGTATTGCCAGTGGTGGCTGGCCTTGCAGTAACTGAATTAATTCTGAATGATCCACCACCGCCAGCACGTGGTGCCAGTGGTGGATTTGTCAGTGATAAGCAGCGCAAATTTGTTATGGCAGGCTATCGAAAAGGCACAATCCAAATACCGTATGTACGCGGCCGTGGTGCTGGCAAATCACAAAAGCTGAATAGGTCATACCTGGTGCTACGTGGCACTATTGCAGAGTCGCAAGTAGTAAGCACTGCCAGCTATGCACAGTATGTGATTGGCAATAAGCAGGCACCAATACATCAAGGCAGATGGTTAACCACTGATGAAATAGCACGACGTATGGAAGATAGTGGCAAGATTAAATCAGTGGTAGATCAGGCCGTAAAAGATGCATTTTCGTAATGCTACACTAGCAAAGGATTGCACATGGCAGATACGTATAGACCACCAGCAGACGTAGCACGCAATGCACAAATGGCCCTCGATGTACGCGAATCCAAACCTGCAAGTGCACGTGGCATGACGTTAGTAGGCCTTGCACGTGCAAGGCAATTGGCGAATAGGGAATTAATATCACTTGAAACCATACAGCGCATGGCATCGTATTTCGCACGCCACGAAGTAGACAAACAAGGCAGCACATGGGCTGATCAGGGCCGTGGCTGGCAGGCATGGAATGGTTGGGGTGGCGATGCTGGCATGGATTGGGTGCAATCTATTTTGAAGGAGAATGAACAGATGGAAATTAAGGCAGGCAGCAGACACAGTGCAGCGGATATGAAACGCATTCGCGAAGCACGACGCATGGCAGAAGGCATTAAGGCATACATGGTAGAACTTGGTGAT